GAACGTGCCGGAGCTCGGCTCGGTGCCCTCGGTGTGCGCGGCGACCAGGCCGGACGCGCTCGAGAACTTCGGGAACATGAACGGGGTGATGTCCGTCAGCGGGCCCTTGTACGTGGCCTCGCTGAGCGGGTACCGGTAGGCACGCTGGTCGACGTACATCTCCGGGCGGTTGCGCGTCGGGTTGAGCTCGTCGACGTCGGTGGTGGCCACGTCGAACTGACGCTGAGCCCAGGACAGGGCCCGGTCGTGCGCCGCGGCGTCGCCGGCGGAGAACCAGGCGTAGAGGTCCTGGGAGAAGTCGTGCGTGCCGCGCAGCAGGATCTCACCGCCGCGGCGGTCGAAGATCCGCCGGTACGGCTCCGGCTCGTTGACCCGCACGGTGCCGGTGAACGTCTGGCCACCGGTGGCCGGCGCGCCAGGCAGCGGCAGGGCGGTCGGGTTGACCGGCTGGGCGACCGGCGGGGCGGCCGCGATCTGGCCGTTCGCCTGCATCTGGCCGACCAGGGCGTTGAACGCCGCGTTCAGGGCGTCGGCGCTCACCGGGGCCGGGGGCTGCGGCGACGGCTGGGGCTGCGGCTGCGGGGCCGGGGCCGGCTGGCCCGGGGCCGGCTGGGCGTACGTTCCCGCGGGCAGGGCCGCGGGCTGGGCGGGCGGGGCCGGGTACAGCTGTGCGGCCACCGCGCACGACATGCCCGCCGGGTGGGGGCGCTGGCAGTGCTGGCAGTTCATCGTTCCTCCTGTCAGGCTCGCGGCCACCTTGGTCACGCGGGCTTCGTCGAATGCGGGCATCGGAGTGGCGGACGTTTCGCGCCACGTGGCCCGGAGCACGTCGTAGACCTGCTCCCGGTCGTTCCACTCGACGTCCCCGTCGGCAGGGTCGAGGGAGAAGTCGACGCCGACGGACAGGCCGTCGTACAGCCCGTGCTCGGCGTCGTAGAGCAGCTGGTCCCGCTCGGCCTTGATCGGGGAGCCCTCCGGGCCGTCGAGCACGTGCAGCTGCACGACCGGGCCCGCCTTGCCGTCGGTGACGCCGGTGTGCACACCCACCGGGGTGCCGTGGTCCTTGAGCACCTTGAGCCGGCTGAGGTTGTTCGGGTCGTACTCGAGCGAGCCGGCGCGGAACCGGAACCCCACGCCGAACTTGCGCGCCACCGCCCCATACGGCAGGGCCAGGCCGGTGATGGTGCGCTGGGCGACGTCGACGGTGGGAGCGGCCGCCGCGGCGTCGAACTCCCGGACCGCGAACGTCAGGGCCGGGCCTCCGTCGAAACGGCCGGCCAGCTGGGGCAGCGGCGCGCCGACGGTGGCCGTGACCCGGATCGGGGGCCGGCTGTTCTGCCCCGGGTCGCCGCCGGCGGGCAGCGCCGCCGGCGCGGCCGCGGGACGGCCGTCGAGCGGCACGCCGGCCTGGTCAGCGATCCAATCGGACGTGGCTGCGCCCATGTCGAAGAGTCCCCTCCAGTACGTGACCAGGGTGGCCGGGTCGGGCTTGAGGTAGTCGGTGAGGTCCCAGCGCACGCGCTGTCCGCGCGGGGTGATGTCCTGCATCGACAGGCGGTCGGTGACCGCGGCGAGGTAGCCGGCGTACGTCTCGTTGATCTTCGTGAGCCGCCGGTCGGTGGCGTTGAAGTACGTGCGCGACGTCGTCGAGACGCCGACGTCCTCCGGGTCGACGCCCATGAACAGCGCGAGCTCGAGCGCCGCCTGACGCTGCAGCTCGACCAGTTGCAGCTCCGCCGGCGACGGAGCCGACACGTCGAGCCGCTTGACCTCACCGGGGATGTACGCCGGGCCGCCGCGCTTGCGGGCCGCCCGGTACGACGCCAGGAACTCGATTACCTGGTCGTCGTCGTACGGGGTGATCGTCTGGTCGTCGGAGTCGGTGAACGTCTCGAGCGGCCGCGGGTTGTCGGCGTACATGGCGGCCAGGGCGTCGAGCAGCAGGGCCTTCCGGATGGCGCGCTGACCGGTCTGCAGCATCGCCCGGTTCGGGGAGTCGAACCGGATCAGCAGCGACGCCGCGACCGGCTCACCGTCGACGTACAGCACGCCGCCGCGCGGGTCGATGCCCGACGGCAGGGGGGCCGGCGTGCGGCCCTGGGGCGGGTTGACGGACACGACGCCGGGGGCGAGACGGCGCGCGGACAGCGGGAAGCCCCTCGAGTCGACCGCGGTCTTGATCCACCACGAGATGCCGTCGCAGAGCAGGTCCTCGAAGGTCTGCGCCAGCATCACCGACCGGGGCACGTCCGGGTCGGGTTGGTCGAGGAACGGGCGGGCGATGATCTCGCGGCCGCGGTAGTTCGTCAGCGGCAGAGTGGCCAGGCTGCAGATGCCGTCGCGGCCGCGCTTGACCGCGGCGATCGACAGGGCGTCGTCACGGCCGAACGGGCCCGTCAGGACGTCGCTGCGGCCCAGCAGCCCCCGTACCAGGGCGTCGATCGGGCCGGACTCGAATCGGTGCTGTGCGGCCAGCTGGGCGGGCGACGGGACGATGCCGAGCATCGAGCCGACCTGCAGCCGTAGAGCTCTCCACCATCCCATGATCGGGAGTGTACGTCTGCCCTGGTGACAACGGTGTCAGCCGATCGAATGCAGTCCGGCGCGCTTCACCGGGGCGGGGATCGTCCGGGCCAGCTGCACGGCTCCGGCCATGGCGTACGCCGCGGTGACGTGGCCCGCCCCGTCGCGGCGCGCGACCACCCACGCCCCACCGTCGCCCAGCGACACCTTCTCGCTGTTCTCGAGGTGCTGGCGCGCGATGTCCTGGCCGGCCTGGGCCAGCTTGCCGGCGCGCATGAGCGACGCAAACCCCATCACCGCGGCGGAGGCCTCGCCCTTGATCTCGGTCACCCGGATGCCGCGCGGTGGCCAGCCGCGGCGCACGCGGCCGCGGGGCTGTGCGAGCTCGGCGTTCAGGGCCTCCGCCGCGGTCTTGGGGAACCACCCGAACACGTACGGCCGCACCCGGGCGAGCCACGTGAGCACGTCCTCGCGGCCGTCCCCGCCGTCGCGGACCTGGTCGACCGACGACCAGGACGCAACCACCTCGACACGTACCCGCCCGTCGGGCAGCACCGCGGCGACGGCCAGGGCGGCATGGTCGAGGTCCGGAGCGACGTCGAGGCACGCGGCGATGCGGCCGCGGTATCCCTCGAGCGTGCCGACGTCGAGGCAGCGGCCCCAGGCCGCGAGGTCGAACGCCGCCGTCATCGACCGCACCCAGATGCACATGGCCTCGGTCTTGAACTTGGCCAGGGCCTCGCCGCCGGCGTGCACGGCCTTGCGGGCCGCGCCGAGCAGGGCGTCAGGGTCGATGCGGTGGTAGAGGTTCGGGTTGGCCAGGGCCAGGGCGTCGACGTCGAGGGGGTCGGCGTCCTCCGGGCACGACCAGGAGAACAGGCCGGAGCGGTAGTCGCCGGGGGCCTCGTGCAGCAGCTCCGCGACGTGCTCCTGCCCGACCTCGTCGACCCAGGTGGTGAACGCGGTGGCCTCGTTCATGAGGTCGGACATCACCACGGAGCGGGCGTCGCCGGCGTTGCTGATGGCCCACACCTGAAAGTGGCGCACCGCGTTGCCGGCGTTCACCGACGCCGCCCAGGCTGAGTAATCGTGGTGCTGGCGGAGCTCGTCGAGGATCAGCCGGTGCACGGTGAGGGAGCGGCCGCCTTCCTCGTTGCTGGGGGCGATCTTGTACCGGGCCCCGTTCGTCGTCCACGACTCCTGCTCGCCGTTCGCCTCCCGGGTCCAGCGGCGGGCACGCTGACGTCGCAGCGACGGCGCGGCCTCCGCCACCCGGACGGCCTTGTGCCACGACTCCTTGGCGTAGTCCAGCTTGGTCGAGGTGCCGAGCACCATCTCGACGTCGCACACGAATTGCCACCACAGCGACAGGATCACCAGCAGCGTCGTCTTGCCGTTCTGCCGCGCGACCTCGACGGTGAGGATGCGGAACCGCGGCCGCCCGTCGGGCAGCAGCTCGAGGCCGTGGATCAGGGCCCAGCGTTCCCAGGGGTCGGCCGGGAAGTGCAGCACCGTCGCCGCCCAGTCGACGACGTCGAAGCCGTACGACGTGTCGGGGCTCAGCGCGCACCCGCACCCGCACGGCCCCGGGGGGCCGGTCACGAGGGGCGGGGTGAAGATCCGCGGGGTGAGGCTACCCGTTGCCGGCCTGGCGCTCGGCGAACCGCCGGCGGTGCTCGTCGTGGCTCGCGTCATCGGCGCTCACCCCCTGCGGTGAGCCGACCGTGCCGCCGGCCGTCGCACCGCGGCCGGCGCGGGTGAGCCCCAGCGCGGTGAGCGTACGGAGGTACTGCGGGCCGGCGACCTTGATGATCTCGAGGCGCGTCTCGAGGCCGGCGAGGTTGTCCGCGGTGTCGGCCGCGGCGTCGAGCAGGCCGGCCAGGACGTCGGCCAGCGCGGCCCCTGCAGCGTCGGAATCCGGAAGCTGGGCAGCGCGGAGCGATGCGCGGAGTTTGCTGCGGTTGCTCACGGTATGCGCCGCGGATGCAGCCGATGCCGGGGAGAGAGAGAGGACAGGGCGCGGGTGTCCGGGCCCCCCACCTGCGGGAAAAATCCGGGCGTCATCGACCGAACTCGATGCGAGTCGAGCGGTTCTCGCGTGTTTCGGCGCGATTCTCGGCCGTTTCGACGTTGCAACCGTCGATGTGCTCGAGGATGTCCGCCGCCACGCGCGCGGCCGCCTGCTCGTCACCGACGGGCAGCTCCCACTCCGCGCACCCGCACGGCGGACGCAGCTGCAGCCGGCCGTCGGTACCCCGCTCCACCTTGATCACGTAGTTCGCCACCCTCATGCCCCCCAGTCCGTAACCGGCTTGGCCTCCGGTTCCACCACCACGGTAGGCCGCCCGATCTTGAGATTGCACGTCTCGCACGCCCCGACGATGTGGGCCGGATCGTCGCCTGTGACCTCCCTGCCGAGCGTGTGGTGCGCGTGGTCCATCCGCCCCTCGCAGGCGTGCGCGGCCGCCCCAGCGCGCGCACAGTGCCCTTCCTCGTGCGCCCTGCAGCCCCAGCCCTGGGAGCGGTCACGGGCCAGCACCTCGGCACGGATGCGTCGCCATGCCCTCGTGCTGCCCCTCGCCCATGATTCGGACATCTCGCGCTTACTTCCCTTCTCGATGGGAGTGAGTGAGGGAGCGCCCCGCCCCTGCTCGAGCGTGGAAGTGCTCGAGCAGGGGCGGGGACGGGTGGCTCTCGACGGTCGGTCGGTCGGTCGCTTCACACGCCGCGCGGCCCATTACGGCCGCGCCAGGGCGGGGTGTGTCGGGGACTCTCCTGCGTACGGCCGGCCTCCGCTCGAGCGCCGGAGCGGCCTGTCGGGAGGTCGGAGCCATCCGTACGCACACCCTCTGCGGGTGGCGGCCTGGGCCTGCCGTCTATGCGCCCGGGTCGCCCCGGGAGTCAACAGCCGCGCGGTGCCCGACTCCATTCTCACGAATTGACCTTCTGAGGGACGGCTCGCGGAACCGGTCGCTTGGTACGAATGTGCGAATGGCACATTCCCGCGGCTACTGCCCACCCGCGGTTTCGCGCGCTGCATTCGGCGTCACCCGATGCATTTTTCATCAACCGAAATCGATCTCGGCGGATTCTGCGCGGCAGGCATTCCGTAGTAGCCTGTCACTCGTCTGTTTTTATGGCTGCGTCATAGTGATCGCCTCCGCCCGGACCCGTCAAGTCCACCGCGGAGGCGATCGCGCTTTCTGGGCCCTGATTTCGCTGTGAGCGAACACGCGGGTGAATGACGGCCTCGAGCACCGTCCGGCCGTACTCCTTCTGGGCGTGGCGCACGCAGTAGCGCGACGTGCAGGCCGCGCAGAAGTGCGCCACGAGCCACGTCTCGCGGGGCGGGCAGTCGTACTCGCTGAGGTGCTTCGCGCCGCACCCTGGCCGGCGACAGACCGGCCAGCGCGCGGACGGATCAACCTTCGGTAGCGCTCGGCCCATCGGGGGCCGCCCCCTCGAGCCGGTCGGCCAGGGCGACGGGGACGACGACCAGGGCGTAGCCGCACAGCGCCAGGGTCTCGGAGGCCTCTTGCACGGTGAGCGAGCGCTGGCCGTTCTCGCGGTAGCTGATGGCCGACCGGCTCTTGCCCAGCCGGCGCGCGATGCCGTCCGCGGACATGCCGGCGGCGCGGCGGGCGACGTACATGACGTCGGCGAACTGGGCGATGCCCCGGACGCGGACGGGGGCGAGCGCCGCTCTCGTGCGGCCGTCGGTCTTGCCGCGGCTCTTGATGGTGTTCTGTCGTGTCATGTTGGCCAGTATTGCAAGATCCGTCACTAACCGCTAGCGTCCGTCGACATGACGCAGACCAGCACCAACCACATCACCGACCCGACGGAGCTCGTCGACGCGCTCGCCGCCATGGTGGCCACGTACGCCCTGCCGAGCCTGTACGCCATCGTGTCGTGCCGCCTGCCGGAGACGGCCGGTACGGAGCTCGAGCGGGCCCAGCGCGTGATGACGTTCGCCGGCGAGACGGGGGCGACCCTGACGGAGACGAACGACACGCTGAGCGCCACCCTCGAGCTCGGCCGGTGGCCGGCGGTGGCGCACGTAACCCTGTCCACAGGCATCGCCGCGCCGGAGGTCGCCCGACGCTACGCCGTCCCCGATCCGCTGTGCGCGCACGGATTCATCCCGGACGGACAGGCCTGCGGCGGGCACGGCTGCACCGCCCCGGCGCTCCACGCGGAAGGCGGGCACGACCAGTGAGCCGCGAGAAGTACGAGCCGCGCCACCGCTGGGCCCCGGGCATGGCCACCGCGGAGACTGTCCGCGAGTCCGCGCGCCGCGAGCCGCCCGCTCCCCTGCCGGCCTGGGGCGGCCGCCCCGGCGATCCTGGCCTGGCCGATGCCGAGACGGGCCAGCTGCAGGCCGTCGACGACGACCAGGACGGAGGCGACGACGATGCCGACCCCCAGCGACCCGCTCGACGGGCCGCGACCGTGGTGGCCTTTCTCCGCGGCGTCCGGCGCGGGCAGCGCGCGGCCGCGGCGGAAGGCGTCACCGCGGAGCGTTTCGGCCTTCCGCTGTCGGGTCGCGCTGCCGACGTCTCCACGGTCGCCCTGGCCGAACGGTACGGAGACGGCATCTGGCAGGGCAGCGACGACGCCCCCCTCGACCGCAGCGGCGACGACGTACGCCGTCCGTGGATGTGAGGTTCCCGTGATCCCCGGAATCCGCCCCGCGTGGCCCCCGGCGGCCGCACCAGAGCCCCTGCAGCGCCGCCCGTGGTGGCTCGCGGCATGGTGGCTGTGCATCCTCGCCGCGGTCGTCCTGGTCGCGTACGGCCTCACCGTCACCGCGGCCGTCCGCGGCCAGCTCGACGACGCCCCGGCAGAGTCGCCGGCGATCGTCGTTACCCCGTACCCCACCCCGTCACCTTCTTGGAGGCCTCCGCGATGACCAACGCATCTCACGTCCGCCGCAAACTGCTCGTCGACCTGGTGGACGACCTCATGAAGATCGCGTCCGCGCACCGCGAACAGGGCGACCAGGTCGACCCGACCTCGCACGAGCGGGCGTATCAGGATGGGGCCGGAGACGCCCTCGAGAGCGCCGCGCGCAAGGTGAAGGATGTGCTGGGCCAGGACGACCCGGACGTCCCGGACGGCTTCACCCAGCTGATCGTCAACCTGACGACGAACCGGATGGGTGACCTGTACTGGATCGCTGACGCCCTGGGCCTGTCGCGCACCGACGCCGTGAACTGGGCCCTGATGAAGGCGCGCCAGCACGTCAACGGCGAGAAGCGCTCGCAAGAGATCCTGGCCCGCGTGCTCGGCGTCGACCTGCTCGAGGTGCGCCGGTTGCTCGGCTGGCACACCCCGGGGCTGTCCGGCATGGTGCTGGCCGACTGGCAGCTCCGCAGCCCCGGGCACAACCTCGCGGACTCGACGCCGCCCGGGGACGGACCGACCGGGGACGGTGACGCCGACCTCGCCGCGGCCGCCCAGCGTGTCGCCTGCCTCGAGGGGCGTCACGTGTTCGGGCCGTACGACGCCGGCGTCGAGAAGTGCCACGGGTGCGGCGTGACGCGCGTACCCAACTGCAGGTCGACCGCGGCGGACGTCGACAACGGGCTGTTGCACTGTCGTCTCCCGGACAGCCACCCCGGCGAGCACAGGTACGAGCGGTGAGCGATCCTGCAAACGCCGGCGTCGGTTTCGAGCACGTCCGCGCACCGTCGCGGCTCGTGACGCCGGCGGACGTCCCGCCGGCGGACAAGTCGCGGGTGCTCGAGCTCCGCCGCGGCCGCCGCGCGGCGTCGTGGCCGGTCGGTGAGCGGGCCGCGGCGCTCGACCGGAATCGATAGGCTCCGCCCTCGAGCGGGTCGGCCCCCCGGACCGCACAGAAACGGCCCCCAGCGTCTCGCTGGGGGCCGTTTCCGCGTACGGGGACGGTCCGGGCCTCGCAGGAAACCCGGACCGCACGGGCCAGCCTACGGGGCTGGCGGGGCCGACGCTGTGTTCTGCGCGGCCTGGCGCGCCTGCTCGCGGGCGTCGGTCACGAACGACTGGAACCACCACACGCCGTCAGCGTCTTTCTCGCGGGCGTCGGCCGGTACGGGGAGCTTTGTGTGCAGCACCGCATCGGAGATGACCTTGGCTCCGGCCTCGGTCTTGGCCCAGGCGGTGAGGATGTCGGGCATCTCGTCGCGCAGCACCGCGCGTAGTTCGTCCTTGGTCACGTCGTCTCCCTCGCGGATGCGGTCGGCCACGCGCGCCACAGCGGCCGCGCTGGCGTTGATCTCGAAATGCATGTCATCGGGCCGGTTGACGTAGTCGCCGCCCCAGCGCACCACCCCGTCGAGGTCGGCCAGGATGGCGCGGATCTTCGCCCGGTCGCTCGAGCCGTACGTGTTGCGGACGCCCATCGGGTGCCGCTCCGCGTTGTAGTCGATCGCCGTCCCGCTCGAGTGGTTGGAGATCGTCGTACTGCCCTCGATGGGCTTGACGAACCACCCCCAGCACGCGCCCGGCATGATCGGTTCGACCTCGCGGTGCAGCCGGTCGATCAGGTACCGGAACACGACGTCGACGTCACCCTTGAGCCAGCCGTTAGGGAACTCCGCGCCGTGCACGACCGGGTCGACCAGCTTGGAGCGCTGGGCGTCGGTGACGACCGGCCAGCCGTTCTGCGACGTGCTCACCGCAGGCCTCCGTTCCGGTACGCCTCGATGACCTTGACCGCGGCCCGGTCGGCAATGTCCTGCAACTCTGCCTCGCTGCGGCCGTTGGTCTGCTCGACGATGGTGTGCAGCTGGTCGGTTTGGTGGTCGGTCTTGGCCTCGACGGTCGCGGCCTTGCGCGCGGTGGCCATCTGGCCGGCGAACAGCCCCAGCGCCAGCGTCACGAACGCGGCGATTGCCTGGTCACTCCACCCGGCGCGGGCGAGGAACACCACCACCGCGCCGACGGTCAGCAGACCCGACACGGCGACGATGGCCTGTGGCCAGTTGTCGATCTTCAAAGCGGTATCCCCCCTGCTCAGAGTGCCCATTGTCCCACCTCCCTCCGACAGTTCAGGCACCTTACGGTGCGGGCATCGCGCCGACCTGGCGCGAGAAGTAGCTCATGGTCGGGGTGCCGCCCAGGGTGGCACCGAAGTACGTCGCGCACACGTTGTAGCTACTCCCGGCGGTCAGTCCCTCGACCAGGATCGAACAGCCGGCGGAGAGGGTCTGCCCCACGCTCGAGCCGACCTTGCACCCCGGGTCGACGGACGGGTCGAACACGACGGTTCCTGAGCCGACGGTGGCTCCGGAGCGCACCTGGGGGCCCATCTGGTGCTGTCCGGTGCCCGACACCAGCGTCGAGAAGGTGCCGGAGAACCAGATCAGCACTCGCCCGGACGCCGGCGCGGTGAAGGCCTCACCGCAGATCGTGGCCCCGTTCTGCGGGGTGGTGGTGACGGTGACTCCGGTGGCATTGTCGCCGTTGGAGTCCTGCACGCTGTTCGGGAGGTTGACGTCGGAGATGTCGACGACGTCCCCGCCGGCGGCGACGGTGGCCATGATCAGCCCCTTCCGTACGAGTAGCGGCGCGGAGCCGAGATGTGGACCTCTTCGCCGGCGACGTGCGTCCGGCCGGCCCCGTTGACGTTGCGGGTGACGTTCAGCCCTTGATCTGAACCGGAGGTGAACACGCTGGTCACCGTCATCTCTTCCCCGTTGATCTTGATGTTGTACGGGGTCTGCGTGCCCCAGCCGGGGGCGGGGCTGTTGACGTAGATCGTCCCGTACGTCGCTGAGTAGGTGCCGCCCGTGCCGGCCCCCTTGTTGGCCACCGTCACGCTGCCGGCCACGTCGTAGCGGCTCGTCGTCGAGCCGTAGACGGCCACCCGGAACACGTCCGCCGGTGCGACGGTGAACGTGACGACGTTGCGGTGCCGCCGCGAGCGCTGAGCCACCCGGAGCACCTGCAGATACAGCAGGTCGGGCGTGCGCCCGGCGACGGCAATGACCATGCCGACGTCGATGCTGTTGACGGTGGTGAGGTCGGCCGACGTGGAGTCGAGGTCGACGGTGATCTCGGTGTACCGCGAGCCCCCGACGGTGTACCGGTTGAGCCACCACCCGGCGATGCCGGGCAGCTCCGACTCGTCGTTGACGTTGACGTCGACGGTCTTGGGGACCTTGCCCATCGTGTCGACGCCCAGGGGCCCCGTGCTCAGCGTCGCCCTGGCGCTCGAGCCCTCGCGGTTCTTGGCCACGACGTCGTTGAAGGCGTCCGCGGTGGTGATCTCTTCGCGCATCGGCGGGGCGAGCTCCGACGGCCAGTTGAGGGTGATCACCGGGGCGATCGCCTGTGCCTCGAGGTAGTTGCGCAGCGCGAACACGATGCCGGTGTTGTCGGCCCGGTCGAAGATCATGCCGCCCTCAGTCGCGCGGCATTCCTTGATGATCTCCTGCACGGTGGCGACCGGCTGGGGGCCCATCTTGGTAGACAGGCTGGCCGTGCCGAGCACGACGTACGGCAGGCCGGCGGCGTCGAGGGTGCGGGTGAACCGGTCGGCCGCGCGCTCGCCGTTGTAGCCGTCGAAGGCGTTCTGAAACGCGAACGACTGCAGGTTGTCGGTGGTGCCGGTGAACAGCGCCACGTGTCCGACGTGCGCGTTCGCCGCCGGCGTGCCCGCCCCGCCGTACCAGTTCCAATCGACCGGGCGGCCCAGGCTCGTGCCCGCGTACGTCTCGGTGAAGCCGTAGAGCAGCGCGCTGTTCTGCGGGAACCATCCGGCCTCGATGGTGACGGAACCGCCGGAGACGTAGCACTTGAGGCGCGTCTCGATCCACTGGCCAGGCTCCGCGCCCGTGCCGTACGAGTAGGACGTGTCCTTGACGGTGACGCCGTCGGAGTCGGTGATCAGCAGGTTGTACGACGTGTTGTTGATCTTCCAACGCCAGAAGTAGCCGTTGCTGCATCGGAACGTGAACGTGTTGCTCTTCGTCGCGTCGGTCGAGCCGACGTTGGCCACCCAGCAGATCTGCCAGCCGGTCGTGGAGACGTTCGTGGCGAACTTGCCACCGATCGAGGTGGTGGCGGTGGTGCCGACCAGCGGGGCGGAGCCGGCGGGGCCGTCGTCGTCGGCGAACCGGGCGCTGATGGCGTACCCGGTCCGCGCGCCGGGGGCCAGCTGGGTCAGCCTGGTCGCATCCTTGCCGTCCTCGAGCGGCCAGTAGCCGCGCAGGTTGGCGTAGGAGGTGATCTGGGTGCGCATCGGGGATGTCACAGGATCGCTGTAGCGTCCCAGCCGGCCCAGCGTGCCGCGGCCCTCGATGTCGACCCACCGCTTGCCCTTGATCGGCGGGCCCTCTTGGAAATCGTCCGACTGGTCGGGCACGTACCGGTCGACCTCGCCGGTGAACCGGACGCTGCCGCCGGTGGCGAACGCGCACCGCGAGTACTGGCGAAGGTCCCCGTAGTTCGGGCCGACGGTGTTGCTGGGCCGGTACACGTCGAGGTCGTCGAGCAGCCGGAACTTGAGCCACCCGGGCTTGAGGTCGTAGTCGTCGGTGACGCCGCGCTCGAGGGTGACCTCAACGGCGTCCTCGACGTCGCTGTCGAGCACTTGCCACGCCCCGCCGTAGTACAGCTGGGCCCAGACGTTCCACGTCGTCGCCATCAGCGGATGCCCAGCACCGACGGGTCGCCGCCCTGCGACTGCACGGCCGCGCGGATGATGCCGATCAGGGCGTCACCCATCCGGGAGCCGTCGGAGCCGAGCCGGATCGTGCCGGCGTCGCGCGACGCCAGGCCGGACACGCGCTCACCGCCCAGCGCCATGATCGGTACCGGCTGGCCGACCAGGCCGGGCACGACGCCGCCGGAGTGGAACGTCGGCAGGCGCGGGACGGAGATGCTGTTACCGCCGATGCCGGGCACCCAGCCGGGAACCGTCCAGCTGAGCCGGCCGATCGTGTTGTTCCACGCCCGGGCGGCCAGGTTGAACCCGGCGCGGAACGGGGCGGTGATGAACCCGGCGATGCGGCCGAACGCGGAGCCCACCCAGCCGGGGACCTGCTTGAGCCAGTCCCAGGCGGCCTGGCCGGCCTGGCGGGCCAGGCGGAAGCCCAGCCGGTACGGGGCGGTGATGAACCCGGCGACCTTGCCGAACGCCGTACCGATCCACCCGGGTACCTGCTTGAGCCAGTCCCAGACGGCCACCGCGGCGCTCTTGATGCCGCCCCACGCCCACTTCCACAGCCGTTGAAACCAGTCGGTCTTGGTGGCGATCAGGACGATGACGGCGACCAGGGCGACGATGCCCACGATGATCCACGTGATCGGTGAGCTCAGCATGGCGATCGTGTTGGCCTTGACCGCGCCGGTGAACCCCTTCATCGCGGGGATGATGAAGTTCGTCAGGCCGGACGCGAGGTCACCGAACCCGGTGCCCAGCAACAGCAGCGTCTCGAAACCCCAGTCACCGGACGCCGCGCGCTTGATGCCGGTAGCGCCGTCCTGAATGCCGGTCAGGGTGTCGCGGAACCCCATGGCGCGGGTGTCGGCCGTGTCGCTCTTCTCGGCCGCGTTCTCCCAGGCGTCCCCGACGTCCTTCTCCATGCGCTTCGCGCCGGAGCCGACGTCGCTGTACGCCTTCTGCACGCTGGTCGTGTCGCCGGTGAACGACAGCTTGACTTGGTTGGCCATGGCTCACTCCACCTCGAGTCCGGCGCGGCGGACGACGTCGGCCAGCTGGTCGGCGAGCACCTGGGTTATCTCCTCGTGCTTCTCGGCCAGGCCGCGATAGACGTAGCGGCCCTCCCGGATGAACGGCCGACTCACCGACCGGTTCCGGCCCACCTTGCCGCCGAAGTCGAGCCACGGGGCGTACGGGGCCTTGCGGCCGCCCATCGAGATCCGGCCCTCGCGTTGCGACGATGCCGACTTGAGCGACCCCCGGGCGCGCCCGGACCGCGACGGCATCCGCGGGCGGGCGTACCCGATGACGACCTCGCCGGCGGCGTTGAACGCGAGCCGCAGCAGCTTCGGGTTGTCGGCGTCCGCGCGGCGAAGAGCGGCCTGCAGCTCCCGGATACCGTCGGTCTGCAGCTTGTGCCTGGCCACCGGTTCACCTCCCCATCCGCGCCGTCGCGGCCTTCTGCTCGAGCTCCTGGGCCTGCAGCCGTACCCGGTGGTAACGCTGCCAGACGATGAACTCCGCCTGCGGCATCCGCTCGCGGAGCTCTCCGAGCGTCATGCCGAGACGGTCCGCGAGGTACAGCTCGTCAGCGAGGCCGTCGACGTTGTCCAGCAGCGCTTTTGGTTACCTCCTTGGCGGCGGCCTTGCCGACTTTGTTGAGCCGCTGCACGGCCTCCGCGATGCGTTGGAAGTCGTCGCTGTCGGCCTGTTCGGCCCAGCCGGCGACGTCCTCGAGCGACAGGGCCGGCTCGACCAGCGCGTAGTGCACGGCCAGGTTCTCGGCCTCGCCCGGATCGTCGGTGAGGTCGACGCGGCGGGCCTCGCCGCGGGTCAGGCCGCGCACGACGACCTCGGCCCCATCGGCCAGGGCGACGCGCTCGACGTCGCCGTGCACCCGGCGCGCCAGGATCTCGTCTCTGCTCAGTACCGCCACAGTCATCTCCTGCGAGTGAGTAGGGATTGGCTCAGGCCTGGGTGGTCTTCACGACGTCGCCGTCGACGGTGAAGTCACACGTCCACTGCACAATGTCGTCGTTCTTGCCGCTCTCCACGTACTTGCCGACGACGACGTCGAACGTGTACGTCGGCAGGCCGGTCCCGGCGCCCTGGGGCTGCCGGATCATCTCGACCGTCTCGCCGGCGATCGTCTCGAGGTAGCCGGGGCCGGTGGTGAGGTCGCTGTCGTACCAACCGCCCATGGTGAACGACCGGCCGACCTGGCCACCGCGGTAGCGCTTGCTGTCGCGGCCGCCACCGGTGATGTCGTGGATGTCGGGGTTGACCTCCCAGTTGGAGGTCTTCTTGAACTCCGTCAGGTCCTTCGCATCGACGGAGATGATCTCTTCTTTGCCGTGCAGCGCGGTCATGGTCAGGGCCTCCCGGTGATGTCGAGGGTGAACACGTAGCCGAGCAGCGGGTGCCCGGAGACGTTGTCGACGGCCGGTGCAGCAGACCGGACGTACAGGGTGTCGCAGGCCGCCCAGCTGTGCGCCTCGAGCGCCGCGGGGATGCTCTTCGCGCCGGAGGTCGAGGCGTACTCGAGCGCCGTGGAGAACACGCCCCGCTCGGTCGGCTGGCCGAAGTACACCGCGAGCTCGAGCGCCAGGGCGTCGAGGCCGTTGCCGTGCGCGCCGTACGTGACCTCGGGCAGCTCGGCGTACGGGGCCGGCGGGGTGATGCGGACGGTACCGGCCCCCGGGGCGGTGAGCCCCGGCACGTCGGCCAGCACGTCGAAGATCTCGTCGAGCAGGTCGGAGAGGTTCACCGCGGCCGCCTGGCGCGCACGAGGCGCGGCGATCGCAGCATGGCCCGCACGTCCGGGTCCATCCGCGCCGACAGGCGCAGCTCGGTGCCCTCGGTGGGTTGCCCGGTGGTGCCGTACGGGGACTCGCGGCGCACGTGCCACCGCGAGCCCTGCAGCCGGGCCGCGGCGACGACCTGGGCGGGGAACGCCGCCCAGCCGAACGGGGACGTGGCGACGACGTCCCCGTACGGCCGGTCGGCCAGGGAGACGTGCGTGTAGACGCCGCCCTTGGCGAGCACGTTGCGCGGCCACAGCTGATAGCCGGCGGAGCCCTCGTCGACCGTGGTCCCGTCGACGGTCAACGCGAACCCGGCGGCCGTGTAGACGTCGTCGATGGCCAGCAGCCAGCGCGCGGTGCGCGGGTCCTGGACGGCGTCGACGGCGTCGTACGTGAAGTCGCCCGCGGTGTCGAGCTTGCCGAATTGGCGGTGGCACAGGTCGTCGATGGCACGTGAGGCAGCTGTGGCCAGGCTGGCCACGTACGGATCATCGCTCGCGGTGCGTACGAACGCCGCGAGGTCCGCCCCGTCGATGTAGTCCGGTTCCCAGCTCACAGCTGCCTCACTCCCCTGCCCCCCCCGGTCAGGTCTTCAGTCGCGCGGGTCGGTCGTGACGTCGCCGTCGCCGGAGCCGATGCGGCCCAGTTCGTCGCGTACCGGCGTCCGGTCGGCCAGGGGGCCGTCGCCCTCGAGCCGCTCGAGCCGGCGCGTCTCGTCCTGGTCGCGCTTCTTCGCCTCCGGGCTCAGCGGCTCGATGCCCTCGCGGGACGCCGTCAGCGTCTCCCCGGTGAACGGGGAGACGGTCACGCCGTTCTGGGCCAGGTCGGCCGCCTCGCCGGCGGAGAGGTAGTCGGGCCGCCGCGGCACGGGCCGGCTGGCGGCCGTCGCCGTGCTGCCGGCGTCCTGGGCCGCCTCGAGCTCGGCCACCCGGTCGCGGAGCTCGGCGTTCTCCTGCTCGAGCTCGTCCTTCGTCGGTGCCATTGATGTCCCTCGATTCTGCGCGTGCGGTGCGAATAGACTTAGGCGAATACCCGCACCTCACGGGCGGGCGCAAGATCAGGTCAGGCGACCGGGTCCCACGAGATGGTACGAACGCCGTTGGTGTCCGAGACGGCCGTGGCCATGTAGCCCCAGATGCCGAGGTAGATGTTCGCCACCTCCGTCTCGAAGGTGAGCCGCTGCGGAGCGGACGCCCACAGGTGGACGCTGTCGCGCTCGAGCATGTAGCTCTTCGCCGCGGCGGTCTGGCCGGCGGCCGCCAGGGCCCACTCAGGCCAGAACGGCATGCCGGCGACGTCGATGTAGCCGAACCGCGATCCGGCCTGCCCGTTGGCGTTCGCCGGGCCGATCATCGGGTACAGCGGGCGGCCCTGGTCGTCCTTCGCCGCGGCGAGGGCCTTGTACAGGTCGGCCTGGGTGAAGGTGTCGGTGAACCGGAACCCGCCCCGCACGAACTGCAGGTCGGTCATGCCGGCCTCGATCTCGCCGGAGAGCGTCTGCCCGGTGTCGGCGTTGCCGGCCGTCAGGGTGGCCAGCGCGGTGAACGAGCCGGCGTTGAGCTCCGCGACGACCGCGGCCTCACGGGCTTCGTAGTGGCCCTTGACCATCTGGTTCCAGATCAGGGTGGACACCTGGGGGTTGCCGCCCTGGTCCCACACCTCGCGGTGGATCTTGGCCTTGCCGCTGTAGCCGGTCGGCGTCACCGTCTGCTTGGTCACGACGAACGTGCCGGAGCTCGGCTCGGTGCCCTCGGTGTGCGCGGCGACCAGGCCGGACGCGCTCGAGAACTTCGGGAACATGAACGGGGGGATGTCCGTCAGCGGGCCCTTGTACGTGGCCTCGCTGAGCGGGTAC